TTGTTTCATAACAGGAAGCATTTTAACCATAAGAGTTTCCATAGCAAAATCACCATAACATGAGTAAGTATTAGGTATTTGTTGATCACTCCATGTTCCAAGTATCGGAGACTGTGCATGTATATTATGTTCATACATATAACCTACTGCATCTCGTTTAAGTAAGAAGTAATTTAATATAAAGTTAGCTAAATCGTAGGATACAGCTTTTTTAATTACTTGATATTTATGATCTTTAAACACTAAATCCTTTCTGTAAAAAATTAAATGATACTGATATTCTTATTTCATCGCTTTGATTTGGTTCAACACAATGCCAAAGCCATGCAGGAAATATAATTATTCGACCTTCTAATGGATCAACCCTAACTTCTCTCCATAAATGTGAAGGTGGTTCACCTTCTTTTCTTCTTGGCATAACCATATGCGCTGCAGATCTTGGTTCATTAAATACTATTTGTCCAGAGTTTTTAGGTGCCTTAATATAGTATACACCACTGTAATGACTGTTAGGATGTAAGTGTGGTCTGTTATATCCACCTGGTGGATTTATGTTGGCCCACATATTTCCAATAACAGGTTCACTGTCTAACCACTCTTCTTGAAATACTTCATTTTGCATTTTAAATAATTCATCAACTAAAGGTTTGTATACTGGTATTTGATGCATGTCAGTTGTACTGTGCCACCCATTCATATTAGTTCGTTTAAGTCCTTTATCTTTATCAGCCCAAGCAAGAACTTCTCTTTCAAAAAGTCTATTATCTAAGTTAACGTCTTTAGCATATATAATTGTAGGAAAGTATGCAGCTTTAATCATCATTTAAAAGGCGTGCCCCCAAACCACATAACTAAAGATTTTCTATTTCCACGTATAACAGGTTTTACTCTGTGTCTGATAAACGATGCAAAAAACACAGCATGTCCTTGTTTTATTTTTGCAACTTTACCTTCAGCCATTAATTCTAAATCACCACCTTCAAACTCTGACTCAGGAGAAAGTAAACAAGTCATAGATATTTTTCTTACAGGTGGTTCGTGTTGACAATTGACATCATTATCTACATGCCAATCATAAAAACCACCTTCAGGATATTCTGTATATTGTGCCATCTCTGTAATAGTCATTCCATCAAAACCAAAGTGATTACCATTAGTAGTTTTCATAATACGTTCAATATCTTTATACATGTCACTCATTTTTTTAAATGGTATCCAACTAATGTGTGAGGTTCTAGTTTTAGTATCTATGACTCCGCCTTTAATTCCTTTTTTATTTCCAACATGAGCATCTTGTTTAGGCTCAGCACGTCCTGCTGCAATAATCATTTTACATTGTTCTGGTGTAAAGATTGGTGTTGTTGTTTCTACTATATAAGATTTCCATCTTGGTTCTGTTATCATATTAATATCCGTATTCTACCCATCCCGTTATTATATATTTATCATTTGATAAAGGTGGGTTGCCTCTATGAACGTGTGTAAATTGTGATGGCCAAACTAATAGTGTATTTTTTTCTGGTTTAAATCTACACTTTTGATATAAAAATTCTGTCTCTCCACCCTCGTTCACATCATTAAGATAAACACTAAAAGCTAATATTCTATTTCTAGCTTTCATCTCAGCGTTTTCACAGTGCCACATATGATAACCTTCACCAACTTTAGTTTTTTGTATCTTAACTTCTAATATATTGTGTGTTGCTAATTTTTTTAAGTATGAATATTTTTGAACATACAGAGGATACACATCTTTAAAAAACATATCTATAAAAGGTTTGTTGTTATAAGTCATTGCAACATTAGTATCTCTTATAGTATCTATTGCATTATCAGATACTAACATTTCATCTTCTCGTCTTGGATACACTGCACCTTGTTGCTCGCACTTATTAAAGTAATTTAAATAATCATCTATTAATTCGTTTGGCATAAAGTTTTTAAATAACCCTATGTGATTATCTATGTAATATTGTTTATCCATTATGCTGCACCTCTATTTTTTATTGGATCAAACTGCACATCACAGTTTGCAGCAAGAGTTCGTCTAGTTTCATTTGTACCATTAAAAGGATATACGCAGTGTCTCATATCATATGGAAAGATATAAAAATCTCTAAGGTCCATGGGTGGTTGATAATCTATTTTTGCAAATTGACCGTTGGCTGCACCTAATATTTGTAGCCTACCATTCTGTTGTACATGTTCTGCTGAATATTCTTTACCATATGTTGATGGTAATTTTAAAATCATTACACTAGATAAACCAGTAAACAACATACCTCTATGAACATGAGCTGGATTGTATTCATGTTGTTTCATTTCATTAACCCAAATAGAATTTAAATGAGTTTCATAATCTCTAATTTTATTAAAAGCTAAATAATGTCTAAACATATTCATAAAATAATGTGTAACATTTTGAGGCAACATATTATGGTTCTTCATCTTAGTTTGATCAGCCCCATGATAAAACAATGAGTGTTCATTTTCTATCTTACCTACTAACTGACCATTAGCAGGTGCAAGATTATGAAAATTTTGTTCATAGATCTGATTAATTGTACTAAATATATCAAGTGGTACTTGATACTTTAAAATTGATTGACCTAAAAATACAAAATCAAATTTAAGATTTTGGTTTTCCATGTTGTTCAAGTTTTTCTGTTTCTTTATAGCTACTTTCTAATTCACCAGACTTTTTAATTCTTTGTAATGATTGTAATTGTCCCATTACATTAAATATCTCAGCCTCTGATGAGTTAGCATTTAAAGTTTTTGCTTTCTCGTGATACTGTAATCCATATGATTCTAGTTGATGTTGGTTAACATCTTTATCATTAAATGATCCATCATTAAATTCACCTTTTAATTTAGACCACATTTTAATTTCTCTCATTCTATGTTTAGCAACTTTCTCCATAGAAGCTTTACCAAATATAGCTTCATCTAAATCTATTTTGTATTTAGTTCTTTTGTATTCATCTTCTTCTTTTTCAACTTTACCTTCTAACCATTTAATCTTTGCTTCGTTTCTTCTATAGTCAAACGATAAGGTCATTAAGTTATCTAAGTACGATGACTGTTCTCTAACACACTGCCAATACTTTGATGCTTTGGTTGGGTATCTATTGTCTTGTAGTACAGAAAACCTTGCTTCTGTTTCTGTTCGAAACATTTGTTTCTTGGTCCAAGTGTCTCTAAGCTCGTCTACCATACCTTTAAAATCTGATAGATCTTCTTGTTCTAATAAATTATTTAAATGAGGTTCTTCACCTTGTATTACTTCTCTAACGTCTTTTTTCATATCTTTATCCTTTATAGTTTCTTCTTATATATACTAACTAAAATATATTACAAGTCTTATGAGTCGGTAAATGTTCTTGTAACTGCTGTACCTGGACCCACATATTCTTCTACGCTAGTAACACCTGCGTTCGGTGGTTCTCCAGCTGCCAATAAACCTAAAGAAGAAGTTCCAACTCCATATCTATTAGAAACAGCAACAGATGCATTTGTACCTGCACTCCAATTTGTTCCATTCCATAATTCTGTACGATTACCAACTGAGTTATCACCTACTTTTACAGCTGAAGCTAAAGTTCCAAAAGCTGCTCCACCACCTACATTAATTTGATCATTAACTTCTGTCCAGTTAGTTCCATTCCAAGATTCACAATTGCCAACAGCTCCTGGTGGACCATATCCACCCATGCAAAAACCTGCAGTACTAGATCCTACACCTGCAACTGATCTTCTTGTAGTATTTAAGTCATTAACTTCAGTCCAGTTTGATCCATTATATAATTCTGTATTAGCAATTCCCGCAGGAGGTGGCATTCCTCCAAAGGCTATTCCCGCTGTACCAGATTCCATAGCTCCTGTTAAATATTGTCTTGCAGTATTTAAAGAAGGAGTATTAGTCCAGTTTGTTCCATTCCATGATTCTGATGCTGCTGTTGGGCCAGATCCACCAGCAAGTAATGCAGAAGTTTGAGTTCCACCAGCTGCCCCAGAATTTCTTGCAGTGTTCAAATTATTAAGTTCTGTCCAGCTAGTTCCATTATAAGCTTCTGTTTGATTTAAATATGTACCAGTGGTTTCTACAAGTCCACCATATACTAATCCTGCAGTTTGAGTTCCAGCTCCATTCTGTGCACCAATTCTAGCTTGATTTAAAGCACCACCAGTCGCCCAAGCTCCTGCAGTTGTTGCTGCTACACCTTTTAATTCATTATCTGTTGAGTTA